TTAGATCCGTGTCTTTAATGTATAGAGCATTTCGAGCGCCTTACGCGGAGTCATGTCATCCAGATTAAGCTTGGCGAGTTCATCGAGCACTGGATGCGGCAGGCTGGCGAACATATCGCTCTGCTGCGGCGCGACCTGTTTGCCTTTGCTTGGCTGCACCGTTTCGTGAGGCAGAGCGGTGGCTTCCAGTCGACCCAGATGCTCGCGAGCCCGCAGGATCACTTCGGTGGGGACGCCGGCCAGTTGCGCAACCGCCAATCCGTAGCTCTGGCTGGCAGGGCCAGGCAGTACGTGGTGGAGGAATACGATGCGCTCGTTGTGCTCGGTGGCATTGAGGTGGACGTTGGCCACCAGCGGCTGGCTTTCCGGCAGTACCGTCAGCTCGAAGTAGTGGGTGGCGAACAGCGTATAAGCGCGCAGCTGCGCCAGGCGCTCGGCTGCTGCCCAGGCCAGCGACAGACCGTCGAAGGTGCTGGTACCGCGGCCGACCTCGTCCATCAGCACCAGGCTGCGTTCGGTGGCGTTGTGCAGGATGTTCGCGGTTTCGCTCATCTCGACCATGAAGGTCGAACGACCACCGGCCAGGTCATCGCTGGAGCCGATCCGGGTGAAAATCCGGTCCACCAGCGACAATTCGCAGCTGGCGGCAGGCACGAAGCTACCGATATGCGCCAGCAGCACGATCAGCGCGGTTTGCCGCATATAAGTGGATTTACCGCCCATGTTCGGGCCGGTAATCACCAGCATCCGCGTGCTGTCGTCCAGGCTCAGGTCGTTGGCCACGAACGGTGTGGTCAATACTTGTTCAACCACCGGGTGACGGCCCTGGCTGATGCGCATGCACGGCTCGCTGACGAACCGTGGGCAGTTCAGGTCAAGGTTCAGCGCGCGCTCGGCCAGGTTGCTCAAGACATCCAGCTCAGCCAGTGCCGCGGCAGTGTCCTGCAGCGGTGGCAGCTGGCTGATCAGGTCTTCGAGCAGGGCTTCGTAAAGCATCTTCTCGCGGGCCAGCGCGCGGCTCTTGGCCGACAGGGCCTTGTCTTCGAAGGCTTTGAGTTCTGGCGTGATGAACCGCTCGGCCCCTTTGAGGGTCTGGCGGCGGATGTAATCGGCCGGTGCCTGCTCGGCTTGCTTGCTTGGCAGTTCGATGAAGTAACCGTGAATCCGGTTGTAGCCGACTTTCAGGTTGGCCAGGCCGGTACGCGCCTTCTCGCGGGCTTCGAGGTCGATCAGGAATTGTCCGGCGTTTTCGCTTAGCGATTGCAGCTCGTCGAGTTCAGCGTCGTATCCGGTTTTCAACACGCCACCGTCGCGGATCACCGCTGGCGGGTTGTCGATGATGGCTTTTTCCAACAGGGCGGCCAGCTCGGGATAGGTGCTGGTAGTCACGGCCAGTTGGTGAAGGTGTGGCGCCTCAAGCTCGGTCATCGCCACTTGCAGTTCTGGCAGGGCGCCGAGGGCGTCGCGCAGGCGAGCCAGGTCACGCGGGCGAGCGTTACGCAGGCCGATACGCGCCAGAATCCGCTCGATGTCACCGATCTCTTTCAACTGCGGTTGGAGTTTCTCGAAGCGGTAACCGTCGAGCAGGCAGGTGATCGAGGTCTGGCGTGCCAGCAGCACGCTCAAGTCGCGCAGCGGGCGATTCAACCAACGGGTCAGCAAGCGGCTGCCCATGGCAGTCTGGCAACGGTCGACCACCGATTGCAGGGTGTTCTCGCGGCCACCCGCCAGGTTGGTGTCCAGCTCCAGGTTGCGCCGGCTTGCACCGTCCAGCACCACGGTATCGTCCAGACGCTCATGACGCAGGCTGCGCAAATGCGGCAGGGCGGTGCGTTGGGTTTCCTTGGCGTAGCTCAACAGGCAACCGGCGGCACCGATGGCCAGGGTCAGGTTCTCGCAGCCGAAACCTTTGAGGTCCTGGGTGGAAAATTGCTGGCAAAGACTTTTCAGCGCCGAATCACGCTCGAAATCCCACGGTGCACGACGACGAACGCCACGACGCTTCTCGGCCGGCAAGTCTTTTGGCCAATCGTCCGGAATCATCAGCTCGACCGGATTGACCCGCTCCAGCTCCGCCAGCAGGTTTTCCCAGCCTTTGATCTCCAGCACGCTGAAGTTGCCGCTGGTGATGTCCAGCACGGCCAGGCCGAACAGGCGCTCGTCACCCAGAACGGCGGCGATCAGGTTGTCGCGGCGCTCATCCAGCAGCGCTTCATCGCTGACGGTGCCGGGGGTGATGATCCGTACCACCTGACGGTCTACCGGACCTTTACTGGTCGCCGGGTCGCCGACCTGTTCACAGATCACCACCGACTCACCGAGCTTGACCAGTTTCGCCAGGTAACCTTCCGCGGCGTGGTAAGGAATCCCACACATCGGAATCGCCTGCCCGGCCGACTGCCCACGGGCGGTCAGGGTGATGTCCAGCAATTTGGCGGCCTTCTTTGCGTCTTCATAGAAGATCTCGTAGAAGTCACCCATGCGGTAGAACATCAACTGGTCAGGGTGCTGATTCTTCAGACGCCAGTACTGCTGCATCATCGGGGTGTGGGAAGACAGATCGGAGAGTGCTTTATTCATCAGGTAATCAGGCGAATTCGTTGAAATGGGTGGGGCAAAAGAGGGACATCGGCCCGGCTTTTCCGCGATGGGCGCAAGGTTACCATGGGCGGTCCGACCTACGCAGGGATGAAAGGCCCGCTGCACGTTTCTGCGGTTTATGCACTTGTTATGCAAATCAGCATTTGTCATCTTCGAAAAGAACGAGCACTATGCGCGTTATGCAAAAACGCAATGTTTCTACCGTCTTAAGAGCACTGCTCGATCAGCACGGGATCTCCCCCACGGAGCTTCACCGTCGCACTGGCGTGCCTCAATCTACTCTCTCGCGGATTCTCAGCGGGAAGATCGTCGATCCTTCGGATAAACACATCTCGAAGATCGCCGAGTACTTCCGTGTGAGCACTGACCTGTTGCGTGGCCGCGCCGATGTAGCGCCGGCCATCGCGCCTGCACGCGAAGAGTCGCATTCGGAACTCAAGGACATAAGCCTGTGGGATGACGATACCCCCGTCGATGACGACGAGGTCTCGGTCCCCTTTCTTCGCGAGGTTGAATTGGCTGCTGGATCAGGAAGATTCGTCATCGAAGAAAGCGAACGCTCAAGCTTGCGCTTCGGCAAACGCAGCTTGCGGCATAACGGTGTGCAGTTCGACCAGGCCAAATGCGTCACCGTGCGCGGCAACAGCATGTTGCCGGTGCTGCGCGACGGCGCCACGGTTGGGGTCAACGCCGGCAAGTCCGGGATTGGCGATATCGTTGATGGTGATCTGTATGCCATCAACCATAACGGCCAACTGCGGGTGAAGCAGCTCTATCGTCTGCCTACCGGCATTCGTCTGCGTAGCTTCAATCGCGATGAACACCCGGATGAGGACTACACCTTCCAGGAAATTCAGGAAGAGCAAATCGTCATCCTCGGTCACGTCTTCTGGTGGGGCATGTACGCCCGCTAACGCCTAGCTGTCAGACAAAACCCGCTATCAAGCGGGTTTTTTTTCGCCTGACGAAAACCATCCCACCCTTTGTTTGCGGGGCTTTCATGCGCTTGTGCATTTTCAATGCACAAATAAATGCATTTATGCATTGACTGTATATGCATCCATGCATATTCTTTGTCCCAAGCCGCTCAACAACGGCTCGCAACGAAGCTCTTTAGTTCCACAGCAAAGGCAGCGATGAACCGGCCTCAACGGTTCAGAGGGTTGGCAACTGACCCGGGTGTGCAGCGTAAAGCACCGTAAGCAGTTATCCGGCGGACAGGGTCGCGGTCGGAGGAACAATTTGAATGGATCCGTACCGCGCCAGTAGCGCCGAAAGATCGGAAGGACCGTATTACTGAAAAGCCCGGGCGACCGGGCTTTTTGGAATGCCTACCTACCGTCAGGCACACCAAGAGACAACGTTTGAACAACACACAAACCCATCACCTATTTATCAACGCAGGAGGCGTGACATGACAAACGAGCAGCAAGCGTTGGCGGACATGCCTATCTGGCTGGTCATCGCTCTGGCGGTGGTTGGCGGGGTGTCCGGCGAAATGTGGCGCGCCGACAAGGAGGGCGCTCGCGGCTGGCCACTGTTGCGGCGCCTGGTGCTGCGCTCCGGGGCCTGCATGGTCTGCGGGGTCTCGACCATCATGCTGCTGTATGCCGCTGGCGTGTCGATCTGGACCGCCGGTGCTTTCGGCTGCCTCACCGCGATGGCCGGTGCCGATGTTGCCATTGGCTTGTATGAGCGCTGGGCGGCCAAGCGGATTGGCATTGATGAAGTGACGCCGCGTGATTCCAGCCAGGACCGCTAATGGTACTGGCAGCAAAGAAGATCATCACTGAACAAGTCCAATGGACTGGCTGACGGGGGGCGTAGACAACGACCCCGACCTGCAAGGATGCAGGTCATCGGCGGTAATTTCCCTTAACTCAAACCCGCCACCGCGCGGGTTTTTTATTGCCCGGTGAATCCCATGTACATCACCCCGATCCTCAAACAGCTCCGTGATCAATGCCCGTCGCTCGCCAATCGCGTGGTAGTAGGCATTGATCCACAAACCCTACCCACCACCCCTCCACAACCCATCCCTGCGGCCTACGTCTCGGTGATCGCTGACCTGGCGAGCAAGAACACAGCACAAAACGCGTTTCGGCAAACCATCCGTGATCGCTTCGAGGTGACGCTGTTGCTCGATGCCACGGATGCGGCGCTGGCGCTGGATCAGTTGCAAGGGCTGCGGGCCGAGCTGTGGCGGGCGTTGGTGGGCTTCAAGTTGGGTGGCGACTACGACGCCATTGAATACGACGGCGGCGAGTTGGTTTCGATCAATAACAGCCGCTTGCTTTATCGCCTGCGCTTTTTCGCCGAATTCCAGCTGGGCCGTAACCGCTCCAGCGAACCGGCGGAAACCTGGCACGAGCGTGAACTGGACGGCTTGTCGTCCTTTACCGGGGTGACCGTGCGGGTCGATGCGATCGATCCGGCGGACCCCAACCTGAAACGTCCGGGGCCTGACGGGCGCCTGGAACTGACTTTCTCTGGAGACGTAAAGCAATGAGCAAACGCATCACTGTGCTGCCGGCCGAAGGCCGTGCCGTGCCCGACCCGGAAGCGGGCGATCTGTTGCCTCTCGAAGGCCGTGAAGTGCCGGACAACGCCTGGTGGCGTCGACGTCTGGCCGATGGCGATATCACTACCAAAGCCGTGGAAGCGGCAACACCACAGGGAGCCAAATAATGGCGATCGGATTCAGCAACATTCCTGCGGACATTCGTGTTCCGCTGTTCTACGCCGAGATGGACAATTCGGCAGCCAATAGCGCGTCGTCGGCCATGCGCCGGTTGATCGTCGCTCAGGTCAACGACAACGTTGCCAGCGCCGAGGTCGGCAAACTGGTGCTGGTGTCCAGCGTGGCGCTGGCCAAAAGCATCGGTGGTCAAGGCTCGATGCTGGCCTCGATGTACGAGACCTGGCGCAAGACCGACCCGGTCGGCGAAATCTGGTGCCTGCCGGTGCACAACACCGTGGGCAGCATTGCCAAAGGCGTGCTGACCCTGACTGGTACCGCAACCGAAAGCGGTGTGCTCAACCTGTACGTCGGCGGCGTGCGTGTTCAATCGGCTGTCGTTAATGCGGCAACCGCGGCTCAGGCCGCAACTGCACTGGCCTTGAAAATCAACGCCAGCGCCGATCTGCCGGTTACCGCCGCTGCGGTCGAAGGCGTGATTACCCTGGCCGCTAAATGGACCGGTGATAGTGCCAACGACATCAGCCTGCAGTTCAATCGCCTGGGCAAGAGCAATGGCGAAGACACACCGGCTGGCCTGACCACCGCCATCACCCCAATGGCCGGTGGCGCTGGCGTGCCGGATCAAGTGGCGGCCGTCGCTGCGCTGGGTGATGAGCCGTTCGAATTCATCTGCATGCCGTGGACTGACACCGCGACCCTCAATACCTGGCAAGCCGTCATGGATGACAGCGTCGGTCGTTGGTCGTGGGCCAAGCAATTGTTCGGTCACGTCTACACCGCCAAACGCGGCACCGTTGGCACCCTGGTCGCCGCCGGTCAAACCCGTAACGACCAGCACATGACCATTCAGGCGCTGGAGCTGGGTGTCCCTCAACCGTTCTGGGTTCAGGCGGCCGCACTGGCTGCGCGGACTTCGGTGTTCATCTCTGCCGACGCCAGCCGTCCGACCCAAAGCGGCAGCCTACCGGGCGTCGAGCCGGCTCCGGCCAGTGAGCGTTTCACCCTGACCGAGCGCCAGTCGCTGCTCAACTACGGCATCGCTACCGCGTACTACGAAGGCGGCTACGTGCGCATTCAGCGAGCGATCACCACCTATCAGAAAAACGCTTACGGCCAGGCAGACAACTCCTACCTGGACAGCGAAACCATGCACCAGTCGGCGTTCATCGTGCGTCGTCTGCAAAGCGTGATTACCAGCAAGTACGGTCGCCACAAACTGGCCGCCGACGGCACCCGTTTCGGTGCCGGCCAGCCGATCGTGACCCCGAGCACCATTCGCGGTGAGCTGATCGCCCAGTACGCCAAGCTCGAACTGGAAGGCCACGTCGAGAACGCCGAGCTGTTCGCCGAACACCTGATCGTCGAGCGCGACAGCCAGGACCCGAGCCGCGTCAACGTGCTGTTCCCGCCGGATTACATCAACGGCCTGCGTGTGTTCGCGCTGCTCAACCAATTCCGTTTGCAGTACGACAACGCGGCTTGAATGCCGCGTTTCACTGTATGAGTTCAGCCCACCTCGCGTGGGCTTTTTATTGAAGGGAGAAACACCATGGGTCAACTGATTGCGGGCACCTGCTACGTCAAAGTGGACGGCGCTCAACTGACCATCAACGGTGGCTGCGAAGCGCCGCTGATGTCCACCAAACGCGAAACACTGGTGCCGGGTTTCTACAAGGAAACCGACATCACCCCATCGTTCAAGGTGACGGCGCTGCACACCCCGGACTTCCCGCTCAAGCAGCTGATCGCCGGTACCGACATGACCGTCACCTGCGAATTCAGCAACGGCAAAGTCTTCGTGCTGGCCGGTGCCTACCTGGTCGATGCGCCGATTTCCAAGGGCGATGACGCGTCTATCGCATTGGTCTTCGAAGGTGTGAAGGGGACCTGGCAATGACTCAAACCGTGAAGCTGCAAGTGGCCATCGAGGCCCACGGCGAGCCGCTGACCGAACTGACCCTGCGCCGTCCGACGGTGCAGGAGGTGCGGGCGATCAAGGCGCTGCCGTACAAGATCGACAAGAGCGAAGAAGTCAGCCTGGACATGGATGTCGCGGCCAAATACATCGCAGTCTGCGCCGGCATCCCGCCGTCGTCGGTCAACCAGTTGGACCTGGCTGACCTCAACGCGCTGAGCTGGGCTGTCGCGAGTTTTTTCATGAGTGCGGCATCGGCGCCATCACCGACCTGATCGCTGTCGCCTATGACCTGGCCTGGTTCTGGAAGGTTGACCCCGAACAGATGATGGCCAGGCCACTGGACGTGCTCCGCGAATCACTGGAGCACGCGCAACGGATCAATGCGATGCAGCAGGTGCAGTGATGGCAGAGACAGAAAAGATTGAAAAAAAAGCGGTCTTGCTGACAGGCATCGATGAACTGTCGCCCAAGCTCAAGGACCTTCGGGCGAAAGTCGATGGCTTCAAAAACAACCTCGAGCAGGCCGGCCTGGGCAAGCTGGATATCAGCGGCTTGTTCAAGGGCGGTAGCGTGGTCACGCCCTTCGTCGAAGGTATCAAGTCGGCGGCAGCGTTTCAGGGCAAATTGGCTGAGGTCGGTGAGACGGCAAAAAGCGTCGATGTACCGAGCGTGCCCAAAAGTGCTGCGCAAAACCTGAACGTTTTCAGCGCTTCGATGGACAAGGTCTCGGTTGCGGTTGACGCCGCGTTACTGCCAGCAGTCAGCGCGGTGGTGGTCGGTCTTGAGCCGTTGCTCAATGGCGTCGGAACCTTGCTCAACGACAACCCGGAGCTGGTCCAGGGCATTGCCGCGGGCGCTATTGCGTTCTCGGCCATTCAATCGGCGGTTACGGGTGCTTCACAAGCGCTTGACCTGATGAGCACGGTGCTCAAGACCAGCCCGCTGATGTTGGTTGCCATGGGTATTGCGTTGGTGGCCGGGGTGATCGTTGCGAACTGGAAACCGATCTCGGCGTTTTTCGCCGGGCTCTGGCAAGAGATTGCACCGGTTGTCATGCCGATGGTCGAGTTCTTCAAGACGATGTTCGCCTTCACGCCGCTGGGGATGATCATCAACAACTGGGGGCCAATCAGTCAGGTGTTCGCCGCGCTCTGGGACGTGATCAAAGCGGCGGCTTCGCTGCTGTTCGACGCGTTCAAGGTGATCTTCAGCTGGACGCCATTGGGGATGATCATCGCCAACTGGCGTCCGATCAGCAGCTTCTTCAGTTCGCTTTGGCAAGGGGTCAAAGCCGTTGCTGTGCCGGTCATCGACTTCTTCAAGGCACTGTTTTCCTGGACTCCGTTGGGGATGATCGTTAACAACTGGCAACCGCTGGTTGGATTGTTTTCAGCGATCTGGGATTTGCTTCGGGCACTGTCCGTGCCGGTGGTGGGCTTCCTTAAAAGCCTGTTCGACTGGTCGCCGATGGCGCAGGTCAGTGCCGCTTGGGAGCCGCTGAGTGAGTTCTTCTCCGGCTTGTGGGACTCGCTGACCAGTGTCACGGCCCCGGTCGGGGAACTGTTCAAAACGCTGTTCGACTGGTCACCGATGCAGATGATTACCGAACACTGGACGCCGATCATCGCGTGGTTCAGTGGGCTGTGGGAAAAGCTCAAGGCGATTATCGAACCGATCAAGGACCTGTTCGGCGGCAGTGTCAGTGGCTTCATCGCGAAGATCACCGGCAAGGTCGAAGGCTTGACCGAGGCGCAACAGAAAACCAACGCCGAAGGCAAAGGTGAACTGGCGCCAGCGTTTTTCGGTGCCAGTAGCGATCAAGCGTCGCTGTCGAGCGATTTGCCGAAAGGCTCCAACGCCCTGGTGCAACAAAGCGCCGCCAACAACCGTGCGCAACTGGAAGGCGGCCTGACGGTGCGCTTTGAAAATGCACCGGCCGGCATGCGTACCGATCAACCACAGACCAACCAGCCTGGCCTGGCCGTGACGTCGCAGATTGGCTATCGCTCACTGTCTCTAGGAGGTTCCAATGAGTTGGCGTGATCGTTTGTTGCCGGCGTCGTTTCGCGGCGTCGGATTCTGGGTCGATCAGGCGAAAACCCCGGTCGGCCAGAAAGGTCAGTTGCATGAGTATCCCCAGCGTGACCAGCCGTTCTTCGAGGGCCTTGGCCAACAGGCGAAGATCCACGACCTGACGGCTTTTATCGTTGGGCCCGATTGCCTGGAGCAACGTGACAAACTGCTCAAGGCGCTGGAGGAGGGCGCGGGTGAACTGGTTCATCCGTGGCTGGGACGGATGCAGGTCAAGGTCGGCGAATGCGAAATGACCCAGACCCGTCAGGACGGCGGGCTGGTGACGTTCGCCCTGAAGTTCTACCCCGACCAGCCGCTGCAGTTCCCCACCGCTCAGGTCAACACTCGCGAGCAATTGCTGGTGTCGGCCGACAGCTTGTTGGGATCGATGGTAGGTCGTTTCGAAGATGCCATGAGCCTCATCAAGGCGGCACGGATCGGCATCAAGGAACTGCGTGACAGCCTCAAAGATGTCTACGAGGTCATCGAGCATGAGTTCAAGGAGGTTATCGAGACCTACAAGGAACTCAGTTTGCTGGTCAAGGCGATCAAGGAACTGCCCCGTGAAGTGAGCGCGGAGTTCAAGGGTTTGCTGGGTGACATCAAGGAGCTCGGGGACTTCGCTCGTGAGGGTTACCGTGGCGTGCTCGCCAGCGCCTCGCAGCAGGTTGAAGCGGTGAAAAAGATCGACGCTCCCAAGCTCACCACCGGCAAGGACACGGTGGCGGCGGCTCAGGCCATGGCCAATCTGGTGCAGGACGCGTTGTTGGTGAAGCTCGGCTATCAAGTGGCGCGGATGCCGGTGGCGACCCCGGTGGTCAAACTGAACTCCACGCCGTCTTTGGCGCAGCAAGCGGTGCAACCGGTGCAGCGGGTGGACGTGCCGGTGGCCGACGATGTGCTGACCTTGCGCGATGCGCTCAATGAAGCAATCTGGCAAGCCGCCCTCAAGGCGGATGCCGTGCATTATCAAGCGCTCAATGCCATGCGCCAGCAACTGTTCGGGCATCTGACGGCGGTGGCATCCTCCGGTGTGCGGCTGATCACGTTGTCTCCCAATCAGAGCATGCCGGCACTGGTGCTCACCTACAAATACCTGGGGGATGCCACTCGGGTGAGTGAAGTGACGCAACGCAACGGGGTGATCCACTTTGGATTCCTGCCCCCGGGCGGCCTGCAAATCGCCCGGGAGTAGACCATGACCGACCTTGCAAACGCCGTCAGCCTGACTGTTAACGGTCTGGATTATGGCGGCTGGAAAAGCGTGGAAATCAGTGCGGACCTGGAGCGTCAGTTCCGCACCTTCACACTCAACATCACCTGGCAATGGCCGGGGCAAACCCTGGCGGTGCCGATCAAGCCCGGTTCGCGTTGCCAGGTGCGGATCGGTTGCGATCTGGTGCTCACGGGGCACGTCTACAAGGCACCGATCAGTTACGACGGCAAGCAGATCAGCCTGAGTATCGAGGGCAGTTCGCTGACCCGGGACCTGGTGGATTGTGCGGCGATCAACCGTCCGAGCCAATGGCAGGAACAAAGCGTGCTGAGCATCGTCCAGGCCCTGGCATCGCCTTATGGCGTGGGGGTGGTCAGCGAGATCACACAAACCGCCAAGTTGAATAAACACAGCATTGTCCCGGGAGAAACGGTGTTTCAGTCCATCGACCGCTTGCTGACCCTGTATCGGGTGTTCTCCACAGACGATGCCGAAGGCCGTGTGCTGCTGGCGAAACCCGGCAGCGGCGGGCGGGCCAGTGATGTGCTGGAGCTGGGCAAGAACATTCTCTCGGCCAACGCGCCGATGGATTTCAGCCAGGTCTTTTCTGAATACCGGGTGATTGGCCAGCACAAGGGCAGCGACAGCAAAAGCGGCAGCGCTGTGAGCGAGGTGTCGGGTGTAGCGATCGATGCCACGGCCCAACGCAAACGGGTCACGGTGATCAGCGAAAGTGCGCAACTGACGACGGAACTGGCGCAGCAACGCGCCGATTGGGAAAGCGCTACCCGCACTGGCAAAGCCCTGACGACGACCTATCGCGTGCAAGGCTGGCGGCAATCCAACGGCGATTTGTGGCGGCACAACACGCAGGTCAGGGTGGTCGACAAGGTGCTGGGTTTTGATCAGGACATGCTGATCTCGAAGGTCACTTACTCGCTTTCTGAACAGGGCTCCATCACCACCCTGCAAGTGGCGCCGCCGCATACCTTCGACGCCAACCCGGTGCCGCCCAAAGCCTGAGTCCACATTCATTCGTAGCAGCTGGCGAAGCCTGCGTTCGGCTGCGAAGCAGTCGTGAATTCAGGCGCTGCGATACTTCAGGTTAATCGTCGATACAGGTTTCACGACTGCTGCGCAGCCGAACGCAGGCTTCGCCAGCTGCTACAGGTGCATCGCCTGCCGGGCCTCACCCGATATTCAAGGAAAACCCAATGAGCCTACTGACACGCCTCTTGGCGCGCGGCACTGTCGTGCTCGCCAATTCGGCTACCAAGCTGCAATCGCTGCAAATGCGCCTGACTGCCGGCGAAGTGAACGACGACATGGAGCACTTCGAACCCTACGGTTTCACCAGCAACCCGCTGGCCGGTGCCGAAGGTATCGCGACCTTTCTCGGCGGAGATCGCTCTCATGCCGTGGTGCTGGTGGTCGCCGATCGCCGCTATCGCCTCAAGGCGCTGGCGCCCGGTGAAGTGGCGATCTACACCGACGAAGGGGACAAGGTCCACTTCAAGCGCGGACGGATCATCGACATCGAAACCACCACGCTGAACATCCGCGCCAGCAGTGCTGTGAACATCGACACGCCGACCCTGACCCAGACCGGCAAGATCGTCTCCCAGGGGGACCAGGTCGCTGGCGGTATCAGCCAGATCAAACACGTGCATCCGGGCGTCCAGCCGGGCAACGGCCAGACCGCTGCCCCTGCAGGAGGTCAGTGATGTTCATCAGTCATGACCTCAAAACCGCACTGACCCGTTCGGTGCTGATCAGCCTCTTCACCTGGCGCCGCGCCGCCGATGATGACTTCCTCGATGACGACGAACGCTTCGGCTGGTGGGGCGACAGTTTTCCCACGGTGGCCGACGACCGTATCGGCTCGCGCCTGTGGCTGCTGCGCCGGGTCAAGTTGACCCGGCAGACCCAGCTCGACGCCGAATTTTATGCCCGCGAAGCCCTGCAATGGCTGATCGACGACGGCCATTGCAGCGCCATCGAGATTCTCAGCGAACGCCTCGACGACCAGCGCTTGAACCTGCGCACGGTCCTGACCCTGGCTGACGGTGAGCGTCTGGACATCAACCCTGAACACAGTTGGCAGGTGACCTATGCCGTTTGAAACGCCTTCGCTGCCGGTGCTGATCAAGCGCACCCAAAGCGACCTGGCCAGCGATTCGCTGCGCCAGTCCGATGCGCAAGTTCTGGCCCGAACCCTCGGCGGTGCAGCCTTTGGCCTGTATGGCTATCTGGACTGGATCGCCGAGCAGATTCTGCCGGACAAGGCCGATGAACCGACCCTGGAACGCATCGCCGCGCTACGCCTCAACCAGCCGCGTAAAGCGGCGCAATCCGCCCGGGGAGCCGTCAGCTTCAGCGCCACGGCGGGCGCGGTGCTGGATGTCGACACCCTGCTGCAATCGAGCGACGGTCGCACCTACAAAGTGACCGCCGCGAGCACCACCAGCAATGGCCTCAACAGCACCACCATCGCCGCGCTGGACGCCGGGTCTCTCGGCAATGCCGATGCGGGCATGACGCTGATCCCGGTGCAACCGATCCAGGGCATCGGTGGAGTCTTCACCGTGCTGGCGCCGGGACTGACCGGCGGCATCGCTCGCGAAAGCCTCGAATCGCTGCGCTCGCGGGTGATCCGCTCGTACCGCATCATCCCTCACGGCGGCTCGGCGCAAGACTATGAAACCTGGGCGCTGGAGTGCCCGGGAATCACCCGCGCCTGGTGTCGCGGCAGCTACCTGGGGCCGGGCACCGTCGGTTTGTTCGTCATGCGTGACGACGACCCGCAGCCGGTTCCGGATGCTACGCAACTGGCGTTGGTCCAGGCGTACATCGAGCCTTTGCGCCCGGTCACTGCCGAGCTGCATGTGCTGGCACCGGTGCAGATGCCGGTGACCTACAACCTGCGTTTGACCCCCGACACCAGTGCCGTGCGCGCCGCGGTCGAAGCGCAGTTGCGCGACTTGCACAACCGTGAGGCCGGGCTCGGTGAAACCTTGCTGCTGACTCACATCGCCGAAGCCATCAGCAGCGCCACCGGCGAAAGCGATCACAAACTGGTCGCGCCAGCCGCCGACGTTACGGCCGCGAGCAATCAGCTGCTGACGTTCGGAGGCTGCGTATGGCTGGAATAAGAACCGCCGCGCAATACCAGGCCCAACTGCGCAGCCTGCTGCCCAGCGGCCCGGCCTGGGACCCGGAGCGGGTACCGGAACTGGAGCAAGTGCTGGAAGGCGTCTCCCAGGAACTGGCACGTCTCGACGCCCGCGCCGCCGACCTGCTCAACGAAATGGACCCGGCCGGCGTCAGCGAACTGGTGCCGGACTGGGAACGGGTGATGAACCTGCCCGATCCATGCCTGGGCCTGACCCCGCTGTTCGACGACCGCCGCCTCGCGGTACGCCGGCGGCTGCTCGCGGTTGGCAGCCAGGCAATCAGCTACTTCGTCGAAATCGCCCGCACCCAGGGCTACCCGAACGCCACCATCACCGAACTCGAAGCCCCGCGCATGGGCCGCTCGCGTTTCGGTGCGGCGCACTTCGGTACCTCGCAGGCGCAGTTCATGTGGACCCTCAACACCGGCGGTCGCTTGCTGTTGGGGCGGCGCTTCGGTGCCAGTTACTGGGGCGAACGCTTTGGCATGAACCCGGGCTCGGCGCTGGAGTGTTTGATCCACCGCAGTGCACCGGCGCATACGCTGGTGCACATCAATTATGACTAGGGGATAGGAAATGGATTATCCGAAGAGTGTGCCCAGCGCCGGGTTGATCAGCGGCAAGTTTGTCGATGAAAACCCGCTGACCGGAACGCCGGGGTCGCTGATTCCGGCGGCGTGGGGTAATGGCGTGACGAGTGAGATTCTCGAGGTGATTACCGCCGCCGGCTTGACACCCAGTGAGTCCCACCTTGCTCAGCTCTTGAGCGCCATTCGCAGTATCAGTCGTTCGACAGCCGGTCTTGGCATCCAGCGATTCACCTCGAACGGTAATTTCACTGTTCCGGACGGGGTGACGAAGATTTGGCTCAGTGGTTGTGCTGGGGGAGGTGGCGGAGGTGCTTGCCCGGGGGGCACTAGTGCGACAGCTTCGGGGGGCGGTGGTGGTGGGGCGGGTCAAACGGTCATCAAACTGTTGGTGGCGGTGACGCCCGGGCAGGTTATCCCCATTGTCATCGGGGCTGCCGGCATTGGAGGGAGCGTCGGTGTAGCTGCAACGGCTGGCGGGAACACACTGGTCGGGGCTTCAGGTGCTCTGCTGGTACTGACTGGTGGCAGTCCAGGTTATCCGGGTGTTAACACAACAGGCTTTGTTCCGGGCCCCAGAGGCGGTGAGGGTTTTCCTGCGGGCGGAGATGCGACAGATACCACCGCCAATATAGCTGCAGGCTATGGGGGGGGCGGCGCAAGTGGGCCCTTCGGCACAGGAGGTAGTTCTTCTCGCTCCGGTACGAGCTCTGGTTATCCCGGGAGATCGGCCTATGGCTTCGGTGCCGGAGGTGGCGGTGCTGGCGGTTATTACATTCCAGGGCCTGGAACTGCGCAGCCTGGTGGTCCGGGTGCGCCAGGCCTCATTGTTATCGAGTGGTAAAAGTATGACTAAACAAGTGCTGTACTGCCGTACATCCGGCACAGTCATTGAGTGGCAAGACACCGAGTTGTTTGCCTACGCTGCTCCCTCTGTGATGCTGGGTATTCTGCCGGTCACCGATGAACAGTGGGTCCAGAAAGAGACCCTGCACTGTGTCTCCAATGACGAATTAACCAAAATTGATACCCCTCAGCCTTCTTCAGGCAATGACTGGGATGGTGCTGAAAGGATGCTGGCCTCCGCCAAAGTGACAACGGTAGAGCGTCAGGAAACAGAAAACCTTTGCTCCCGAGTGGACGCAGCAGCAGACAGCGCCCGCAAGGCTCTGACCGGGGATCCGCTGCGTGCGATGGAATATGCGAGCGCTGCCGCCGATGCACAGGCCTTCAAGGACGCGGGTTACCCCAAAAAAGCTGTCCCACTGTCCGTGAGCGCATGGGCCGTCAAAGGCCGAACCGCCCAAGAGGCTGCTGACGACATTCTTGGCAAATCGGCCGAATTCAATAACAGCTTGTTGACCCTGCGCACCCTGCGCTTGAAAGCCAAGGAGCAGATCAGGGCTCAAGTCGCCAAGGGCAAGACTGAACGGGCCAAAGAAGTGTGCGATGCAGCCATTCTGGCCCTGCGTAACGTCGTGGGCGATCTGTCGCAGTAGAACGCAGCGGGTTAGCCCCGGGCACGATGAGTATGAGTCTCTTGAAAGACATGTCTGACGCCCACTAACCCAGTGGGCGTTTTTGTTTTCGTTCAAATATCCCGGTCAAGCAGGCCGGAGGACAAACATTATGGATTATCCAAAAAAAACACCCGGCGTTGGGCTGGTGAATGGCAGGTTTGTCGATGAAAACCCGGTCACCGGGACACCTGGATCGTTGATTCCGGCGAGTTGGGGAAATAGCGTCACTCAGGAAATTCTGAGTGTTGTACAGGCCGCCGGTTTGACACCGGATGAAGCGTCGAACAATCAGTTGCTGGGAGCCTTGCGCAGTTCCAATCTGTTTGTTACGCCACCACAGTTTGACGCAGGAAAGTCGGTGGCGACCTCTGAATTTGTGCAGCGTGCACTCGGGAACTATGCAGGTTCACGCGGGATATCGGCATCAGAGCAACTTACCGTCGCGGACGTTGGTCGTTCGATAGGCCTTGGCGGAACGACAAGTTATACGGTGACGTTGCCGGATGTTAATGCGGTCCCTGCTGGCGCGGTGATAAGCCTGCATTGTCGTGCCAGTTCGGTTGTTACTGTTGCCAGTAATTCAGGGGCTCAAATCACTCCGCAAGGCGCCATGCTCAATAGCATGACTATGACCGCAGGCGAGAATGCGACCTTTGTCAAAGAGTCCGGGGTCTGGACGGTTTACGGTACTGCCAGTCTGAAGTACGCCACCCTGTTCGCGGGTGTCACCGGGGCTTCTGGGTATCAGAAGTATCCGAGTGGCAACATGGATCAGTGGGGTTATGGTGTGACTGATGCGAATGGAGAAATGTATATAACTTTTCCAATCTCTTTTCCCAATGCTTGTGTTTCGGTTGTCGCCAATCATGTCGGTGGTGACATCGCAATGGTCATCCTTATTGGCGGTACCAGTACAAAACAAGGTTGCCGACTTAGAGTTCGAAGCTATACGGGGCAGATGGCGGCTGGCTGGGCTGTTAATTACATTGCGAAGGGGTATTGAATTGAACGGTACAATATTATTTAGCGCGCGAACACGCGGTGCTTATGTCGTCGGGTTAAATGGGGCTGATATCCCTGACGATGTAATAGAGATTCCAAGGGCATATTGGCTTTCGTTGCTTGAAACATTGGCTGGGTCGCCGAAGATGATCTCTGTGCGTCCTGAAGATGGTTACCCGATTCTTGTGGATCCTCCGTCTGTGTCAGCTGAAGTGTCTGCGTCAAATGAACGTGCCTGGCGCGACTCCGAACTGTTTCAAACCGATGGTTTGGTTGCAAGGCATCGTGACGAGCTGGAGGCGGGGGCTGCAACAACGTTATCCGCCGCAGAGTACGAAAGCCTGCAAACCTATCGCCGCAACTTGCGCAATTGGCCGGTTACCGAAGCGTTCCCCACATTGACAGGGAGACCGGTACTGGTTGCCCCCGTTAGCGTTATGGCCGCTCCCGTTAAAAAAGCACGGGTCAGAAAAACGGTGAAGCCGGTAGAACCTGCCATCGCTCAATAGACATTTATAAGGAGTGGAACATTGGATTATCCCAAAAGTGTCCCCGGCGTAGGGCTGGTGAATGGCAAGTTCGTTGATGAAAACGTGGTTTCCGGAACGCCGGGCTCTTTGATTCCTGCGACGTGGGGTAACAGTGTTACTCAGGAAATTCTAACGGTCGTTGCAGGGGCAGGATTAGTACCGTCTGAAGTTGACAATACTCAGTTGTTGAGGGCGATGCAGTTGATCATGGCGAAAGCCAGTCCGATGAATGCTCTGGTAACAACGGTCTCGGGTTCAAAACTGTTGACGGAAAGCGAGCTTGGACTTGTTTTGGTCAACGGCAGCGCAGGGGCAACCACTGTAAGTTTGCCACCTTCCAGTGCGGCTTTAGGTGTTCGTGATGTCATCCTTCGTCGGGTCGACAATACGGGCAATCGTTTGGTCGTACAGGTGTCCGGGACAGACACGGTTAAATTCCATACGCATTTGTCTGCGCCGGGTTATCCGTTTTTCGTACTTATGGGCGCAGGGGATTGGTGGCATTTACGCAGTGACGGTCTGGGCAGTTGGTGGCCGGTGGGCAGGTTCGATGCAACCCCTCTGGGACGTCCGGTTTTTGAAACAACAACGGCGTTCAGCCCAGGTGGTTATGGGGCTTTGAATGGCGCCATTCTCAGTCGTGCCGAATGGCCATGGCTTTGGGATCATGCCCGTGTTTCAGGAATGATGTGGACTGAAGCAACTCGTGTAGGTGCCGAGGGGGGATGGAGCAGTGGTGATGGCTCTCTTACGTTTCGCGGACCTGAAGGGCGTGGAGAGTTTCTACGGGTCCTGGATGAAGGCCGCGGTATAGATGCCGGTCGCAATCCTGGTGTTGTGCAAAATGATCAAAACCGCGCGCACTTACATACACCCACTATCGTTGCCGTGGGGGAAGGTGCTGCAAATGGTACGGTTGTACAGGGTTCGGCTTGGTCGATGAGATACACCATTCCCACTCAACTGGTTGGTACAGCCCCTGTTGGTACGGGTTTATCTATTGATGGGGGCTCGGAAGCGCGTCCGCATAACGTGGCTTATCCCGGCCGACTCAAACTGATCTGAGAGGATGAATATGAATTACCTGATAGATACTGCGGGGGCCTTGATCGGACCGGTAGAGTTCCCGGTCATACCTGGGCTGGGTGCTCAACTACCGGACAATGCTGTAGCGCTGGATCAAGAGCTACCGGCCCCCGGCCCTGGATGTGTTTGGGCCTTTATTGAGGGTAGGCCTAAAGAAACATTGGATCTTCGTGGAGTGGTTTACAGCACCGAAACAGGTGAACCTTTAACGTGGTCCGAGCTGGGAGCACTCCCCGATACGGTGACTAGCGTTGCGAGGCCGGGGGCTTACTTTGTCTGGACGGATTCAGCTTGGCAGCTTGATCAGCAAGCGCAGTTGGCGGCGGCAGTTGTTGCTGCTCAAAATGAACGTGATGTTCGACTACGAGAGGCCTCGATGCGTATCGCGCCCCTTCAATACGCCGTCGATCTGGGTGATGCCACGCCACAGGAGCAATCCGCGCTGCTGGACTGGAAACGCTACTGCGTTGCCTTGAACCGCATCGAACAGCAAGCAGGGTACCCCCTTGAAGTCGAGTGGCCGATTCTGACGTCTTCTGAACCCAAGGAACCGACGAATTCACTGCTCTCGCTCTTCGGCCTTAAACAAAAGTAAATCAAGGACATCCTCATGCCTGTAACAGAAGGGCAACTGCTCCAGATAATGCCCAACGCCCGCCTCCAAGCGGGCGTTTTCGTTTCTGCCCTCAACACCGCGATGGTTCACCGAAACATCAACACCCCCAAACGCATCGCCGCGTTTCTCGCGCAAGTCGGCCATGAGTCGGGGCAGTTACGTTATGTGTGTGAGTTGGGCAGCGACCAATACCTCAGCAAATACGATACCGGCACGCTGGCCGTCCGCTTGGGCAATACGCCTGAAGCTGACGGTGATGGTCAGCGCTATCGGGGGCGCGGGCTGATTCAGATCACCGGTCACGACAACTATCGTCGATGCAGCCTTGGGCTGTTCGGGGATGAGCGTTTGCTGACCCTGCCTGAGTTGCTCGAACAGCCTCAATGGGCGGCCGAATCGGCGGCCTGGTTCTGGGAGCTGAACGGTTTGAATGAACTGGCCGATGGTGACCAGTTCAACAGCATCACCCGCCGGATCAACGGCGGGTTGAATGGGCTGGAAGATCGTTTGCAGCTCTGGGCACGGGCGAGGGCGGTGTTATGCCAGCCTTCGGTCTGATACCGGTTTCTTACCGGGCAATTGGCGTCGCTGTACTGCTGGCCATTGTGGCGGGCGGTGCTGCGGCAGTGTCCTGGCACCTTCAGGATTGGCGTTACGGTCGGCAACTGGCGGAACAAGCCAGGTTGCACGACGAGGCGCTGAACCAACTGACCCTGGCGGCGGCGAATCAACAGCGCGCCGAACAGGACAAGCGGCTGGCCCTGGAGCAGCGTCTTCAGGCCAGCGATCAAACCTATTCAAAGGCCTTGAGCGATGCACAACGTGATCAAGGTCGCCTGCGCGACCGTCTTGCCACTGCTGATTTGCGCCTGTCAGTCCTTGTCGACCCCCGTGATGCCGACGCCGGTTGTGGCGTGTCAGCCGCCTCCGGCACCGGCGGCGTGGTTCATGCAGCCCTACGAGCCCGACTTGAGCCGGCGCATGCTCAACGAATTATCGGCATCACCGACGCAGGCGACCGCGGACTGATTGCCTTGCAGGCCTGTCAGGCGTATGTCAGAGCGCTTGCTCACTAA